TAATACTTGCAAAGGTACTGGCTCTTTAGCAAATGTTTCTGCTGCTTGCTCTAATGCATGAGCTGCGCGAATTGTGCGACCTGCTCTGTTAAGCAATCCTTCATCTAATCCGTAGAATACGACTAAAGATCCAACACCTTGATTTGGAACTACTGAACCGTCTACCTGGTAGCCAACGATTTCTGTTTGCAAATGATTTAACTTTGGTGTAACGCGATCTGGTGCAACACGAGTCCATGCGCGAACTCGTCCTGTGTCACCGTATTGCTCCATTACTTGACCGTAGCCAATTCCATTTAACCAAATATCTTCTGCTAGCCATGCATAAATTGCAGAACCTGGAACTCGTGGATCTGGTTGGTTGATTACTGCTGGTGCTGCAACATGAGATCCGTTGAGCTTTGAATAAACCTCGATTGGCAAACCTGCAAGCGTTGAACAAATAATGTTTCTAGCGCGAGCGATTGTTGGAACAGCCATAGCTTGTCCGCGTGTCGCTGTTGATGGTGTAAAAGTAAAAGGGTTAAACGATGCTGTGTTATTAAATGGTGCAGGTGTCGAAGCCGCATCGACTGTGATTTGCTCAGGCGCAGACTTCGGTATAAATATCTCTTTGATTCCCATTGCAGATATTATACACTATTTTCCTTACCATTAACCTATTTGAATATCAACTTCTGTCTCTGCTCGTGTCGCAAAATGTGTCACCATTGCAGCCGATACAGCCCCACAAATTATCCCAGAGGCTTTTCTGCCCATGACCCATCCGCCATCGCCTCTTTGCAATTTAACTGCCGATAGCACTTGTTTATCTAATTCCTCTTGGCCTTCATGCACAATTCGACCGCTAGAAACGGCTGAGACGAACTCATCGCAGCTTTGTTGATAATCCTGAGAGTTAATCTCATAAACAGGGATACCTGCTGGCGCTAATCGAGCTGCAACTGCCCCTGCCGTTGATTTGGAGTAAGCCACATAATTAACAGGGAACTTTCGAACCCAGGGAGCAATGTCGTTTGCCATTTGCTTATCATCGATCGAGACTGGATTAAACCAAGTCTGCAAAAGTGCAACCATGAATCTATCGCCATCAATTCGCTGGCCGGCCACGAGACTTGCGTGTTTTCTGTCTGGACTTAAATCGATAGCCATCCAGGTATCTTTTTCACGGTCAAGCTTGAAGGAATCGTCCTTGCATTTCTTCCATTCGGCTTCTGAAATAACTGGGTTAATCATCGAAACAAACTGGCAAAGGATCTCTGTCCTGAATATATCCTCACGGTCTGACAAAGAATCCTTAATATTGTCCTCATGAACTGTGTGGCCTAAAGATGGGTTACTTTGATACCAGGCCTCTTTATCATCGATCTCAGCGCCAGGTTCAGCCGACCATTCAAACCAACCAATAGAATCCTCGGCTCCTGAAGCGGCAGCTAGTCCTCGCTCACGAAACTTAAGTAGTAAAACAGATCCAGCATGGCCCGCATTGCTATAGAAATAGGCTTGCGGGTTTTTATTACTCATCTGAGTAAATCGCATAGATGACCAAACATCTTCTGTATCAAATTCGCGTAATTCGTCAATATGGATTACATCTGGGCCAGCGATTCCTCGAGCTGCTGAGTTACCTGCTCTAATTAGGTAGCGAGCGCCATTCTTAAAGCGGATCTCCTGGCTTCCTTTAGATTCATACTTCTTCGAGAAGTTTTCTTGCAGGATATGAGAGTCATCGATCATCTGTCCTACCTTAAAAAAGATTTCAGATGAGGTAGTTAGTTTGTGAGCTGTGGCCAAGTGCATCTTCTCGCCCAGTCGGTAAATGCCAAACAAGATCCTAAGCGCCATGAATGTAGACTTACCTTGCTGGCGTGGCAACATGATCCCCACTAGCGGATGACCCCATCTACCGTCTGCTTTATATTTCAAGCTCTCCATTGCAAGCAATTCCTGCCACGGTAGAAGCGGAAAGCCGATCTCTTTGCAGAAGTCAATCATCTCTTGGCCTTTAGAAGGTAAATCTAGGCTTGGAGACATGATTCTAGGCACTTGTGAGCCATAACGCGGTTCTACTACCCCTTCCTGCGCCCGTATAAGCCCGATAGAGCCGTTTTCAGCCGTCATGACTCATTCTCATCCTTTTCGAGCCGATAGTGGCTTTCTGTGGCGTTTTTGGGGTAAAAAGAACCATGAAGGGTCGGTGGTGTCTTATGGCTATCAAAAAACCGCCCCCCCTTGCTGCTATTGCATGATGCACACAGTACTTCTAGATTAGACAGACTATCATCGCCTCCTAATTTTCTGGGGACGATATGATCTACTGAAAGGTTGTCCTCTGTTCCACAGCGCTGGCAACATCCATCACGATTGATAACTAACTGTCTTATCTTTCGCCATTGAGTAGTAGATCCAGTAGACCTTAACGCTGATTGCTTAGCCATTACAGATCGTCATAACAGATGCCACATACCCACCAAGCATAGACTTCTATTAACTCTGACTCTGGTGTCTCAGCTGCACATCGACTGCATTGAACAGTAGCTTCTAAATCTAGTGCCAATTCTTTGCCTTCCAATGATCGAATGCATTGCATGGAGTTGAGTATCTATGCTCTATATATGATAAGCCCCATCTTACTTGAGCATAACCATCTTGGTCTTTTAGCCACTCGCTTCTACCTTGTGGTATTCCATAGTGTGATCCATTACGAGCTTTAGGATTCCATGCACTTTCTTTACCATAGAGTTTACCTAAGCACTTCATTTGCTTATAGTCATAATCTAATAGATGTAATGCATATTCTTTATAAGTTACATATTGCTTTGGTTTAGAGCCACCTGCTTCAGGCATAATGCATAGAGCTATCCCAATACATGCCAGCACCCCCCGAGCTCTCCGCCTAAGCGGCTCGGGGTGAGCCCCTGAAGGGCTCTGCCTAGTCATGGTACTGATGCTGTCAAGTTCCCCGTTTAATCTTGGGCGTGTCATCACTTATTTACCTCCTGTGGATAACTTCTGTGGATAACTATTTATCGGTTGAGTAAAAGCCTTTACCCTTAAATACTGCTGGTGTAGCTGATATAACTTTAACCATCGGTTCATTACAATAGTTGCACAAGATCATTGGTCGATTGTTCCATCCATGATTGATTTCTTGACTAAGATTGCATCTGGTGCATTTGTAATCATAGGTTGGCAAGTTAAGCACTTCCTTATCATGTATGACCCACATCCAGAACATCGGTCTATGTCTGCCTCAGTAGGTTCTTTGTCCAAGTGACCGTATCTTAATATGAGTAGTGGCAATAGATCCTCAAGACGGATAATCGCGGCATACTCACGCGCATCCTCTCCCTGTCCGTTGAGTCTAATAACTCCGAAGCCTAATTCCCCCGAAATGGCTGTCCGAGCTTTTAATTGTTTAATGTATGCAAGAGGTTGAAATCCAGCGCGGGCTTTAACTTCAACATCAAACGGTACATTGACAATATCCTTGCCACTACCCCTTCCCACACATGCGCCTGGCCACCAAGTCGATAGGTACTCAGCTACTACGCGCTCTGTGCGGAAACCTCTGTGCTTCCTTGCTTGGCTAGCCATTAAAGGTCACCAAGATAGAAGGAAATGGAGCTGCGGTTACGCTTGCCCCAAACTTTAACCTACCTTTAATAAACTGCAAATCTGCGTACGGATATACAAACTCATGAAACCATTTAGTGTCAGTCCTTGATGGTAGCAACATCACTACTAAATCATCATGTAAAGCAGCCTTCTTTACCCAATCATATATGCCACGGCCATAAGGCGGATTCACCCAAGTGCGCCCAACCCATTGACCAGCTAAACCATCACGCCTTGATTTGTCTGGATGATCTAATCCAAACCATTCATCGCATAAATGATTAGTCAAACTAGCTGCTGCATCGAGTTCGAAGTCATGAAAACCATTAGCTTGCTCCCATAAATCTTTAGGAGTGGCCCAGTTATCCGTGGCTGAAGGTGGCATATATCCGCTCATAGATGATGTTTATTTTCGCAGCTGTTACATAGCCAGACTACTGATCCATGTTCTTGTCTATCGTATTCGTTTACCTGAGTAAAGTCATCGCAATCGGTGCAATTCATTACACCGCCATAACCGCTAAAGCTATAGATGTCACCATTTACAGGGCTTCTATAAATATCTTTGCCATTAACCATTGACTGTACTGCATTTCAAACATTGCCAAGAGACTGTGCCATTAACTGCATCTTGAGATAAATCAACCAGGTTCTTAATTTGTACTGGCTCATTGCACAGCTGACATGGCACAAAGGCAGACATAAGATCGACCCACTCACCATTTATCTTGATTCCAATGTTACCCATTACACTCTCGCCTTCTGTGGTTGAAACTTTCCATCTGATCCCAGGTTGTACCATTTAGTAGGGCAACGATGTGCTGATGAGATTGCTGTATTACAGAAGTAGCCACCCCATGCCTTGTTATTCTTTTCACCTTCGCGCCATTGCATATGCCCATGCTCGCATGATGGAGCTTCTACTGCTTCGCCTGTACCCATAATTGCAGCTACATTTTCCATAGCCTTCTCAAGTGTTACAGGTGCATCCACTACGCCCCTATATTCTCCAACTGGTGTAGTCCAGTAATCTTGGTCATCTGCCTTTACATCTTGGACTGGTGGCTTTGCTACTTTTGTAGCAACGACCTTAGTCATTTCCTCTCGGCTAGGTCTTTTTCCTTTAGGCGCATAACCTGCATTTGCAAGTGCTCTGCCGATCGCTGAAGTCTCGCAATTCTCCAGTGCTGAAGTCTGATTAACACCGCGACTAGAAACTGTCTCCTCAGCGTATCCCGTTGCCCACGCAACGCCATCGCTAGCATCCTTAAATAGATACGCCTTAACAATGTATCGAGTTGCCTCGACCACTTCAAGCTCTGTTGCAATGCGGAATGTTGGATAGTCCTTAATAAATTTTTCAAGTCTCACCTCGACTGGTTCGTAATCGGCTAAATTAAACATAAAGCTCGTTTTCCTCCGTTGCTAGTTGTCCTGCGAGTGCGCCATAGCTGCATAGATCAACCCAGTTGTCGATGTGCTGCGCTGACTGATTAGTCCTGGAAAGTTTAACGAGCACCATAATCCCTGCGACTTGATAGTCATGTATTGGTGTCTGTAGCTGTGAGTAGGAGTTCATTAGCGAGCATTTGGTGTCACTCGCTTATATGACTTAGCCATGATTAGACCCTCGCGCTTGCCTTCTGCAAAGCCTTTACCCCAGCCGACAATAAACCATAAGATATTAGCTGCCATCAATAAGATGATTATTGGCATTTCAAAACTCATTTGTTTGCTCCCGTCTTTGTAACCATTGTTGGCTACTGGATTACGGTCTCACGCCTATCTGACAATGTCTAACACATTTTGATAACGAAACGATAACGATTTATGCGTATAACTTTCCGTAAAGGGTGAACGATCCATCTTTGTTGATAGGAACCAGCATAGGGCTGACATGGTTTCCGTGCGTTTCAATGACTGCTACGCTCATCTGCCAATTAGCGCTTCCAGCCTTCAAATAAGAGGCTTTCTTCTTCTCCATAACATTACCTGCCTCGACACCCCATAAAGTCCTGTATGAGGCTCCTATGCCCTCTGTGAAGGCACTAATACCTGCTCTGTGCGTATGTCCACAAACTACTGATTTACCAAACTTCTTAGCCAAGCCAAGAGCTGTAAGACCAGCGTTAGAGTTCATCGAGCCTTCGTCTCCGTGGACTAAGACCCATCCTCTATGGAATTCAAATGGCTTCTTATGAAAGCGTATCCCCATGTCTGAGAAGCCCATAAAACGGGCGTACTCGAGTTCTGGAAGTCCGATGAGGCTAGGAGCGCCTCTAACGAGAGTGTGGTATAGACGATCGGTATGGTTGGATCGAGTGATATCGGTCGTGCCAAGATCCCATAGGATGTTTTGAGCCAAAGTTCTATCGGCATCTAATTGCCCTTCATATTCCAGGTGAGTGCCTTTAGCCCATTTGGACTGAGACTGCATATCAAGCTCATCGCCTGTGTTAAGGACTAGGTCAAACTTTTCGCGCTTTACTAACTTGATTAAATTCTTAACGGCTTGCTCATGATGATATGGGATCTGTAGATCTGAAATCACTAAGTAGCGTTTTTTAGTCATCGTCCTCATCTTCGTAATCCCCAAACTTTTCAGGGTCAATGGGATCAGGCAGAATCCAATGAGGATAGGCTTGTGGCTCTGTGATCATAAACATGGCAATGTCCTCTGCGAAACCTGCTCGCTTTAATGAACAGAAGTATTCATAAAGTCCAATGCAGTAAGCATCGAGCTTTGAGTAACCTTGTTCCTCTAACGCCTTAGTTGCTTTTCTTGCCATGTGGATAAGTGTTCCTTACTTCTTAAGAAGTTCCATCATCTGCTCCTGGCGTGTCTCTATTCTTGCCAATCGGTCTGCGAGAGATGATCCACCATTAGGCGTAAGAGTCCATAGCCAACCGCGAACCAAATAACGCAAACCGCCAATAAAGATAGCAAGCGTTGAGACAATGGCGAGAGCGAATCCCGCCCAATCACTAGCGGTCACCGTAGACCATAAGCTTCATCTTTAGGATTTAGCCAGCGCATAATTGGTGGAATTGTTGCTAAAGCACCAGCATAAGCAATGTTCTTAGGGTTTGTTTCCCCCGCAGCGACAAGTGCAAGTGCAGCTGTTAGAAACGCTCTGCCCCAACTTGCTAGCATCTTCTTCAGGTCTTGTGTCATTTGTTCCTCCTAGTAACGGGATGTTAAAAAACTTCGAATCCGTATCGCCAGCCTTTGTAAAACTGATGTGGATGTGCGCTGTGTGTGGATTAACTCCCGTGTACTTTCGCCACTTCCAGAAGCTTCTAGCGCTTGCAATCTTGTGATTAAAGATGACATAACTAATGCGTTTATCTGACTTGGCTGCAATTCGTATCTGATCGGCAATGTAAGCAGCCGTAGAGGCTTGTCCATTGAAATCAGCATCGAGATCGATAGCGCGGACAATCCCTGTATCAGGGTCAGGGTTATGATCGCTCTTTCGGGTTGAGTGCTTTGCATCTCCGATCGTGCCGTCA